TATATTTTATGGTTAGCTGGATTTATCGAAAAAATTACAGAAGGTGGACCTAAACCACCTCCGCCTATAAAGAAATTTATTCCAGAGTATATGAGCTTCAAATCTGAATTAGATTTTTTACCCTTAAATGAGGAAAAAATTCAAAACGAAGGTAAAGAAATTACGGATTACTTTAATTCAAAGCTTTATAAGGCAACTTTTAAGAAGTAATACTATATTGCCTGTGAGTTTAGCCACCGCCTTAGGGCGGTTTTTTTATGGGTGAGAATAATGGATTCTACAGAATACTTTTGGCTTACTCGGAAAAAAGAACCTAAAACCAAGCCTAAATCCAGACCGCTACCTAAAGCTACTCAAAAGTACTTAGAGGCAGAGGAAGAATTTACTGAAGCTTTAGACAATCTGGAAATTAAGTACGAAAAGAAATTCCAGTTTAAGTCTACTAAGCATTGGCGTTTTGATTTTCATTTAATTGAACATCACATATTAGTTGAAATTGCTGGTGGCCCTTGGTCTGGTGGTCGAAAGGGTAAGCTAAAAAACAAAGCTTGGAGTCTTGATCGTTACGATGTGGCTGAAGAGATGGGTTACACAGTAATTCGCATAGAGGCAGCACCAAGATTTAAGATTAATGAATCTGGTCCATTACAGATCCAAGCTCATTTCGCTAGCCAATAGCTTAAAAATTTAAAGAGGCAAATATTTAATGGATCAGATCAGACCATTTCCTCCAACTGATTTTATAGACCAAGCAGATGAAGAGGAAGCGATACGCATAGTACCTGCGCCTGATTTAAAAAACTGGGTAGTTGCTAATTACTTAACTATTGGTGGACCTCTTTATAACCCGGATCATGACCATATTGCAGAGCTACTTCATGATAATGAAGAGTTCTTGGCATTTGCTTGGGCCTCTTCTGCATATAAAAGCAAGCAGGCGATGGTACTGGGGCAGTGTGAAAAAGTAATGTTTAACGTCGGTGGCTGGCGTAAAGCTAGACAAGAGCAACAGATGCGTGACTGGTTCGGCTTTGTGCCAACATACTTAATAACTGTCGACGCTTCTTTCTGTGAGCGTGCAAACGATACAGAGTTCTGTTATTTGCTTGAACATGAGCTTTACCACATTGGAGTGATGAGAGACGAGGACGGAGAAATTGTTTATAGCGATAGTTCTGGTCTTCCTAAGCACTATCTTGCAGGTCATGACGTTGAAGAGTTTATTGGCGTAGTTAAACGTTATGGACCAAGCAAAAATGTTAAGCGACTTATTGAAGTCGCAAAAAATCCGCCGTTTGTTTCGAATCTTGATATTTCAAAATGCTGCGGAAACTGTGTAATCAATTGAGCCAAATGGCTCTTTTTTTTGCCCATTTTGTTATACGTAGTTATACGATGAGGAAGTTATGGCGACACTAAAAGAGCCTGTGAAAATCTTTATAGTTCAGTCTCTTGCTTGTCGTGATACACCTCAAGAAGTGGCTGAACTCGTAAAACAAGAGTTTGGCGTTGATATAGATCGTGTTCAAGTTGCAACTTATGACCCTACAAAAGTTGCTGGTAAAAACTTAAGCAAAAAGTATGTCGAACTATTTGAAAAAACCAGAGATGAGTTTGATAAAGGCTTAATTGATATTCCTATTGCTAACAAGTATTACCGACTGAAGCAATACCAAAGACAGCTTGAGAAGACTAGAAACGTCAAAACAGCCTTAAAAATTCTTGAACAAGCCGCTAAAGATATTGGTGGTCAATTTACTAATCGCCAAGAAATTACAGGCAAAGACGGCGGACCAGTCCAAACAGTTAATTCTGAAATTCCAGTTCCAATGGAAGATTACTTAAAAGCGCGGAGGGAAGTCTTAGATGAGTACTGATGCGGCTCGGGATAAAGCCATCCGAATCGAGGCGCAAGAAGATTTATATTTCTTCACAAGGTACATGTTTAAGGAGCGCCGTGGTTATAAATGGATGCAAAATTGGCACCACTTAGAAATCTGCGAAGCTTTAATGAAAGTTTATCGCGGAGAGATAAAGCGGTTAATTATTAACGTTCCACCACGATATTCTAAAACTGAAATTGCTGTAATTAATTTCATGGCTTGGTGTTTTGGTAAGAATCCAGACTGTGAGTTTATTCATATCAGTTACTCGGCAATGCTTGCCGCAAATAATGCCTTCCAAATACGAACCCTTGTGCAAGAAGAGGCGTATAGAAAAGTCTTTCCCGAGCTTACATTGCGTGATGATAGTAAGGCTAAAGACTTCTGGAGAACTTCCCAAGGTGGTGTCTGCTATGCGACTGGTACAGGCGGCACGATTACCGGTTTTGGTGCAGGAAAACTTCGTAAAGGCTTTGGCGGCTGCATTATTATTGATGACCCGCACAAAGCACATGAAGCTTCATCAAAAACTATTCGAGAAGGGGTAATTGATTGGTTTCAGAACACACTCGAATCGCGTACTAACTCGCCAGATACGCCGATCATTGTGATTATGCAGCGACTTCATGAAGATGATTTAGCTGGATGGTTGCTAGGTGATAGAAAAGACGGCGTTCCTGTAGCTGGTGGTAACGGTGAAGTGTGGGAGCATCTATGTCTTTCAGCTATTCAGGAAGACGGATCCGCACTGTGGCCAGCAAAACACAATATCCAAAAGTTGAAGCAAATGGAGCAAGCTGCTCCGTATGTTTTTGCCGGGCAATATCGTCAAATGCCATCACCGCCAGCAGGCGGTTTTTTTAAGCCTGACAATATTGAAATTGTGGATGCTTTACCTGCTGATGTAGTGAAGCAAGTAAGGGCTTGGGACTTTGGTGCTACTGAGAATGAAGGCGACTTTACTGCAGGTGTTAGAGAAGCTCTTGGTGCAGATGGTTTTACTTACATTGTCGATGTTACAAGAGGACAGCTTGGCCCTGACAATGTAAATAAACGCTTAAAGCAAACCACTGAGCTTGACGGAAAAAACGTAACCGTTCGAATTCCTCAGGACCCTGGTCAAGCAGGGAAATCTCAAGCTCTGGCATTTACAAAACTTCTCAGTGGCTACCATGTGGTTGCAAAACCAGTATCGGGTGACAAGATCACTCGGGCACAGCCTTTTGCGGCCCAAGTTAACGTGGGAAATGTACGTATGCTCAAAGGTGAATGGAATAAGGACTTTATTGATGAGCTTCGTCATTTTCCTAACGGTACACATGATGACCAAGTGGATGCAGCTTCAGATGCGTTTAATGAATTACATGAAGGTTTTGAAGCCTTCTTTGCTGATATGGGATTTGCTCGATGAGTGATGTAACTTTTCAACATGCTGAATATGTTAAGAACTTGCCATACTGGCAAAAACTTGATGATGTTTGTGAAGGTGAAGATGCAGTTAAGGCTAAAGGTGAAAAATATTTGCCGATGCCAAATGCACATGATCAATCACCTGCAAATAAAAGCGCTTATGAGGCTTATCTTACCCGTGCAGTCTTTTATGAAGTAACAGGGACTACATCAAATAGTTTAGTTGGTGCAGCTTTTGCAACCGATCCAAGTTTTAAATTTCCTCCGGAACTTGCTCATTTAGAACGTAATGCAAATGGTGCTGGTTTAAGTACTTATCAATTGGCTCAAAATGGAATTCGCCATTTATTGAAGCATTATCGTTGTGCTTTATATGTAGATTATCCTGATGTGCCGCCAGCTCGTAATCTAGCGGAATTTAAAGCGCAAAAAGCCTATCCAATGATTCATTTATTGAATGCCATAGATGTAGTGAATTGGGATTCAGTAATGGTCGATAACCAGAAAAAACTTTGTCTCGTAGTTATCCGTGAATTTAGGTCTGAGCGCGGTGCTGATGGATTTAGTAAAACCGAACAAGAGCAATATCGTGTACTTCGTTTAGAGCAAGAGGGAAATGGGGAATATATTTATTCCGTTCAGGTGTACACAAAGGGTGAAAAGGGTAACTGGGTTGGCGGAGAGAAGAAGTTTCCAACAGATTACAACGGGAATTTCTGGACCTATATACCTTTTACATTTGTAGGTGCAATTGATAATTCAGAAGAGATTAAAAAGCCACCATTACTTCCTTTGGCTAATCTCAATTTAGCCCATTACAGAGACAGTGCGGACTTTCAAGAGTCCGTTTTTTATATGGGGCAACCTCAATATTATGCGAAGGGTGTTAATTGGGAGTGGTATGACCAAGCCAAGAAACGTGGCATCTACATTGGTGCGAAAGTACTTTTGCCTTTACCTGAAAATGGTGGTCTAGGTATTGTTCAAGCTGATCCTAATACGCTTGCCCGGGAAGCCATGAAAGACAAGTGGGAAAAAATGAAGGAGATGGGGGCGCGTTTAATTGAGAAGGGCTCGGGAAGTAAAAAGACCGCTACAGAGGCAAATAGTGATGACGCCGTTCAGCATTCAGTTCTTTCGCTCTGTGTCGTTAATATGAATGAAGCCTTGTCAGCAGCATTACGATGGGCTGCTAAGTTTGTAACGCCTAATGTGGATGTTCTAACTAAAGATGATTTGATGTTCGAAATCAGTCAAGAATTTAACAAACAGGGTTATTTAGCTGAGTTAGCTCGACAGTTATTTGAAGCAGCTCTACAAGGCCGATCTTCATTTAAATCATGGTGGGAATACAACCAAACAGGTATGTTCCCTAAACAAAAATATGAAGAAGAGCTTCAGAATGTTGAAGCAGAGCAAGATGGGACTTTAAATCAAAAGGTAGAGTGAGATGGCAACAGATATCAAAAAACTATTTGAAGCACTCACTCAGCACCAGGCCTATCTTTATCGTGCTTCATCAAAAACGGTAAATGAGTTATTGGCTTTATTCAATGATGATACGAGCAAGATGCTATCTAAGCTTCGGGATTTATTGGATGAGCTTAATGAGTCGGAGAAAGTTGCTTTAGCTGGTGGTAAATATACAACTTCAAATTTAAGGGAAATTAGGGATTTGATTGCCCAATGGTTTGCCAGTGTTAATTTAGCATTACCTGAAGCTTTTGCCGTTTCTGCTACGGCGCTGGCTGTTTATGAGGCCAATTACGTAGCTAAGCTCTATGGAGCAAAAATTAATAAGCCTGATGGGGAAAAACTATTCTTATCCGCTAAAAAAGTTCCGTTGGCAGGTGGCGCTCTTGTCGATGATCTGCTTTCAAGAATTGCTGAAAGTGCCCGTCAAAAGGTTGAGTATGCAATTCGAGATGGTATTAATTCAGGCAAAACTAACCAAGAAATTGTTCAGCGTATTCGTGGTACCAAACGGCTTAACTATGAAGATGGGATCTTAAATGGTACCAAAACTGATATTGAGCGAACGGTAAGAACTGTGCGAAGTCATGTAGCTAATCAAGCCTATCTAAATAGCTTCAACCAAATTGGCTTTGAATATGTCCGATTTGTTAGCGTTTTAGATGGACGAACTTCTAAGCTTTGCGCTTCATTAGATGGTTCAGTGTGGGAAATAAATGATCCGGCAAAGCGAGTGCCGCCGTTACATCCTAACTGTCGCAGTATCTTGGTTCCGGTCGAGAAGGACGGTCAACTTGTTGGCGAACGGCCATTTGTAATGGACGAACGTAGAGTTAAAGACATCCCCAAAGAAGAGCGAAGCCAGTTAATAGGACAGTTAGATGCAAACACCACATTCAAAGAGTTCTTTAAGAAAACAGATGATTTCTTTCAAAGGGAGTGGCTAGGGCCAAAGCGCTTTAAGCTCTATAAAGATGGGAAATTTGATTTTGATAAGTTCTTTGATCCTGAAGGCCGTTTCTATAGCTTAGATGATTTGAGAAAGTTGGATGAAAAAGCTTTTAAAAAGTTGGGTCTGTAATTTTTCTTATGTTATATTTTTTAAAACATCAGAATTTATACAATATGAAAACAATAGCTTTTGTATGTCTAACCCTAATTTCCATCACTTGTTTAGCTGAACCAAGTCAAAAATATCTTAAAGAATATGATCGATTGTCTGAAGCTTTGGAGTCAGCAATGGCAAATGCATATTCTTTTGATCCTGCAACTGGTCAAGTAAAACAGGCTACTCAAGGTTTAGAAGCTAAAAATAATTTATGTAGAGCTGCCCAGGCGAAACTAAACCTCACCACGTTTTTAAAAGACAATTTAGAGGAATCTAAAGAGCTTTATAAATCTATTGATGGTGCAGAGACTCTAGATAAAAATTATCTTAGTGGACAACAGCAGGAACAACAAAATCTCGTTTCAAATTTGAAAAAAGACCTTGTTGGAACTGGATTTAACTGTGAGTAATTATTGCCGATTACAGGTAATTCTAAACTCACTTAAGACATAATTTTCACCTATATAAGCGCCCAAATGGCGCTTTTGTCATTTATGGAGTTTGGCTTATGAGTGAATCAAAAGTTAGGCATTTAGTACTTAAAAGAGTTTCAGATAAATCTTCTCATCTTGCTCTTTGTGACGAGGAAACAGGTATTCCATTAGCTGGATTAACCGCTGTAAAAATGAATTGTAGTGTTTTTGAGGGTCCAGCGACTATCACGGCAACATTTGATGTAGGTGGTCCTCAAGGCATCCGCTTAGTTGGTGATGAACCTAGACAAAAGGTTTGGGGTGCAAAGGAAACGTAGCGAAAGGTACTACAAATGCCTGAAAAGCAAATCAATATGTCAGATGCTCAATATATTCTGAGCACAAAATGAATTCTGGTGCCATTTCTTCAAATTAAGGTTTCAAGCCATGGCAATTTATGGTTTTACTTTTGAAAGATTAAAAGCAATTGCACTCATCAAATAGAACTTAATTTTTAACCATAGCACCTTCGGGTGCTTTTTTTGCGAGAAGAAAATGCCAAGCCCTATTATCCAATATTTCCAATATGAACATTTACCTGAACATTTGCAGCAAGTTAGTAAGCCAATTGGTGATTTAGCTCGGCAAATGGATGAGCAACTTCCTGACGGGCCTGAAAAATCCACAGGATTAAGAAAGCTACTTGAAGCAAAAGATGCATTTGTACGCCAAGCTTTAAGTAAATAATCATTTATAGAAATGAAGCGTCCTAAAGGGCGCTTTTTTATTGCCTGCCGAAAGCGGATGCTAACGGCGAATCCGGGCGGATGCCCATTTTGTATATATAGGTTGGATGACCAATGAAACTTAAAACAGTAACAATCGACGGTAAAGTTTATGCGGAAGTAGACGGTGATAAGCCGATCTATATTCATGATGACGGCAAAGAAATGCCACATGATGCACCACATTCGGTAGCAACAATTGCACGCTTAAACAATGAAGCTAAAACACATCGTGAAGCCAAAGAAGCAGCTGAAAAAGCATTAAAAGCTTTTGAAGGAATCGAAGACCCTGCGGCAGCTAAAAAGGCATTACAAACAATCCAAAATCTCGACGATAAAAAGCTGGTGGATGCTGGTGAAGTTGAGAAAGTGAAAGCTGAAGCTATCAAGGCAGTTGAAGAAAAATATGCTCCGATTGTTGAGCAACGTGATGCTCTTGAGGCCTCATTGCATAAAGAGCTTATCGGCGGTGGTTTTGCTCGTTCTAAGTACATTCAAGACAATATTGCAGTACCTTTGGATATGGTGCAAGCGACCTTTGGTCATCACTTCAAAATCGAAGAGGGCAAGGTGGTTGCATATGATCCGAACGGCGAAAAAATTTATTCGCGTGTCCGTCCGGGTGAACTTGCAAATGTTGATGAAGCTTTAGAGTCATTGGTTGGTGGATACCAGCATAAAGACTTAATTCTTAAAGGTGGTAAAGGAACTGGTGGCGGTTTTCAAGGTGGGGGCAAAGGTGGAGCGCCTGCAGGAATGAAACGCAGTGAAATGTCTGTTTCTCAGAAAGCTGACTACATCAAAGAACATGGCAATGATGCCTTCCTAAAACTGCCGAACTAATCATTAAAAATTTGGAGATAAGTCGTTATGACTACAACAGTTAACTCAGACATGATCATCTACAACCAATTGGCACAAACTGCTTATTTAGAGCGTTTGCAAGACAATTTGAATGTATTTAACCAAGCCTCTAATGGTGCAATTGTTTATCGTAATGAGATCATTGAAGGTGATTTCAACAAAGAAGCATTCTACAAAGTGGGCGGTAGCATTAAACATCGTGATGTGAATTCAACCGCCAAAGTAGTGCCTGAGAAAATTGGTTCTGGTGAATCTGTAGGTGTAAAAGTCCCATATAAATATGGCCCTTATGCTTCCACTGAAGAGGCATTCAAACGCCGTGCACGTACACCTGAAGAATTTGCAATGATTCTTGGTTATGATTTAGCAGATGCATTGGTTGCAGGACGTTTACAGTACAGTTTAGCCTCATTAAAAGCAGCTATTTCTAGCAACCCAGATATGGTTGCCAAAGGCAGTATTGCGGTAGATGGCCGTAAAGCACTAACACGTGGTATGCGTAAGTTTGGTGATAAGTTTGGTCGTATTAGTTTGTGGGTGATGAACTCAGATACTTATTTCGATATTGTCGATGATGCAATCACCAAGCAAATTTATGGAGAATCTGAAATCGTTATCTATGGTGGTTTACCAGGTACCTTAGGTAAGCCGGTATTGGTTACAGATGCTGTAGGTGATGATGATGCATTTGGTTTGCAAATGGGTGCGGTTACTGTTACAGAATCACAAGTACCTGGCTTCCGAGCTTATGACATCAATGATGAAGAAAACTTAGGCATTGGAATGCGTGCTGAAGGCGCGTTCAACTTAGATATTCTTGGTTATAGCTGGGATACATCAAAAGGCGAAAACCCTGACCTTACTTTACTTGGTTCAAGTGCCAACTGGAAAAAACATGCTACTAGCAACAAAATGACAGCAGGCACATTGCTTGACTTGTCTGGCACAACAACTGGTTAACTCATAAACATCTCACTATAAGAGGGCTATTAAGCCCTCTTTTTACATTAAAGAGAAATGCATCATGAAGCTAATCTATACACGTATTGCGGCAGCAGCTGCATTAGAAGTAGGGACTATTGCAAACCCTGAATATTATGAATATCCAAATCGAAGTGCTGAAGAGGTAATCATTTACGGTGATTACCCGAAAATTCAAAATGATTATGAAGCTTTGAATATTCCAGTTGAAGTTCGCAAATTGGAAGAACCTGCAAAAACAACTTTGGCCACAGTAAATGTCGCGGTTGGAATTACTCCAGAGCTGCAAAAAGTCATTGATCAAGCAAAAGCTGACTGTGAAAAGGTTATTGAAGAAAACGGGCAACTTAAACAGAAAATCGAAATCTTGGAACAAGCTAATGGTGATAGTTCGGAGTTAATTTCTGAAAACTCACGTTTAAAAGATGCTGTACTCCAAGCTGACAATGCTGCTAAAGCGGCTGAAGGAAAGGTAGTAAGCATTCAAGCAGAGTTTGAGGCTTTTAAAAATGATGTTGCTGCTATGCAAGCGCGTATCGCTGAATTGGAATCTGGAAAAGCGGCAGAAAATTCAACAACAGAAACGGCAGTTAATGATTTTGAAAACTGGTCAAATGATCAATTAAAAGAGTATTTGGCTAGTAAGAACATTGGCTACAAGCCGTCTGCAACAAAAGCAGAACTCCTTAAATTAATCCCGAAGGAATAATGCAATGAGCTTTATTACTGTAGATGACGCAAATTCAATTTTGGGCAGCGATTTTGCACCAGACAGTGATAAAGCTCGTCTGGTAAAGCTGGCTAATGTATGGATGAAAAACAGAATTGGTTTTGTACCAGATCCAATTGATCCACTTCTTAAAGATGCTGCATGTGAAATTATCAAAGGAATTCTGGCCAAGGTAATTTATAACGGCAAAGACCAGCAGTTGAAGCGTAAGAAAGTTAAAGCTGATTCTGTTGAGTCAGAAAAAGAATATCAAGACGGATCTGAAGCAATCTCTAGCTTTGAACAGATAGCAATTGATTTTATTGATTCACTTGATTTGAAAGATCCAAATGCAAGTTTTAATGGCTTTGGCATACCACTTTACAGGGCATGATATGGGCTTACGTGACGAAATTCAGGCAGATATTGCCGAAGCATTTAATGATGATTTAGCGGACGCCGTTCATACCTTTACATGTGAGCGGATCTCAAAAACAAATTGGGATCCTAAGACTGAAACGTATGTTGAAGTTAAAGAAAACTATTCTGGCCGTGGCGTTCTGTTTGGCTCATACAGTCAATATGAGATTGAGACGCTTGGAGTGCTGGCTACTGATAAAAAAGCAACTGTGCTGCAAAATGAAGTATCCATGACTCCAAAAATTGACGATGAATGGCTAACAGCTTTAGGCTCATTTCGAGTTATCCATATTCAACAAGATCCAGCCAGTACAATCTGGAAATGTCAGCTTCGAAAAGTGTAGGGGCTAAAATGGTTAATCCTGATTATGTTCCTGAATGGTATATCTCGCCTTTTCAACATGTGCAATACACGCTTGCTCGAAATCAACTACACATGGATTTGTTATTTGAAGATATGGATAAGGCCGATCAATTTTTGGATATGGGAGCGGATGCGCAAGTTAGTACTTTTTCTGATGGTGCATATGCAATCGTCCAAATTGGTGATACGGCGGATAAAGACCGAATTCAAGTTTATGGATTGCTTTTACATGAAGCTGTTCATGTCTGGCAAAAGATTAAAAAGCTCATGGGTGAACGAGAACCGAGCTCTGAGTTTGAAGCTTATTCAATTCAGGCTATCGCTCAGGATCTCTTTAAGATGTATGAGGAAAGCGAGTTAAATGATGGGATGGAAGGGGAAAAGGCCAACTGATTTTAGTTTTGATGTGGCTAAAATGGCAGAGGAAAAAGTAAAGAAAATTACAATGGATGCTGTTCAGTCTTTAGTGGTTTCAAGTCCTGTTGATACTGGCGCTTATCGTGCTTCGCATATCGTTTCAATTGGATCTGGTGATTATGGTGTCCGTGGACCTGAAACAAATGCTATTCAGGATGCAGCTATTCAAGCTGTGAAGTTTAAGTTGGGCAATTTAGTTTATATCCAGAACAACCAGCCTTATGCAGAGCGCTTAGAAAATGGGTGGTCTGATCAAGCACCACAAGGAATTTACAACACCACCTTTACCTTTATTTCTCAGAAGTATGGCGGCTAAAATGGCAATGACTTTAGAGCAGACAAGGCAAGCTATTATCGATCGTATGCAAGCTTTTACCGGTATTACGCAAGACAGAATCCAGTATCCAAATTTACCAGGCTTTAATGTACCTAAAGATGGTGTTTGGTGCCGCTTAACGATTGCAGGTGGTCCCAGTTTTACTTCTGGCATTGCAGATAAGCCATGTACTCGCCGTACCGGTAATATCATGATTCAATGCTTTGCACGTCCCAATTCAGGAATAATTGAAATCACAAAATTGAGTGATGCATTACTTGCTCATTTTGAATATTTCACAATCGAACACTTAGAATGTTTGAATGGTCAATCTATTTATGCGGGTAAAGATGCTGACTTCATTCAATACAATGTATCAATAAGTTTTTTAGTTAACTAAAGCACATAACAAACCAATCTTTCACTACCACCTCATCGGTGGTTTTTTTATGTCTAAAGGAAACACTTATGAGCAATCATGTTTTTAAGCGTGGTGACACTTTCAACTTAAATCTTCAGCTAGTTGATATGGATGAAGCCCTGCAATATCCACCAGATGATGTACGCCGTGCAATTGATCTAACCGGTTATACATTTACTTCACAAGTTAAAGCTTTGGCTGATGGAGCAGCTGTGGCTACCTTGACTTGCGCAGCTCTCAACCAGAGCACACAGAAGGGTTGGCTGAACATTAAATCTAGCGCAAGCACTGCAACTTGGCCTTTAGGGCTGTGTCAGATGGATATTAAAGCTGTAGTAAGTGGCACTACACAGCACACTGAAACTTTGACTTTCCAAGTGATTGACGGGGTAACAGCATAATGGCAAATCTTGTTTTTAAATTTAGTTGGGATCACCGGCCATTCCCGTATAACTCGGCTCAGGGAAAACGGCAATTCATGCTGCCTTTTGCCTCAGGTATTCCTAATCTAGCACCTGCCTTTTCACAAATAACGGATATCCCTGCAACCAACCCAGCTTCACGGGTAATTGGGACTGCGGCAGGCAATGTAATGGAAGTTGGTGCTTTTGGTTTGGGTGGTTATATGACGCAAATACCAATGCCAAACGACACAGATGTGATGGGTTCGGGTTTCTATTATTATGATGCTGGTACAGCAGGTTCAAGTACGTGGCAGCAAGTCGAGACGAATGTCTTTGTATTGCGTTCATCATTTTCAAATTTACCACGCGGCTTTGAGATCGGTGTTCTACCGTACACAAACAAGTTTTATCTAAGAAGTAATGAGGACGGAGGTGCAGCTTGGAGGGTTCCGGTTTTAATTAGACACTCGGGGAATACAACTATTGATGCAAACGGCTTTATTAAAGCTGCTTCACCGATCGTAAAACTATTTGCAGATAAAATTGAGTTAAATGAAGAAGCTGCGGAACAGCCTATTCAATTTGAGAAGGTTGAAAAGGGGGATTACCTTCTAAAAGGCTCACTAGGCTTTGCCCAAGAAGGTTGGTATATCGAAGTCCCTAAAGATGCCAATGGGAACACTGTAGTAGCTGTTGAATATTCCACTTTAGAAAATGGTGATCTTTCCATCAAAACTTACAAGCGTAAGTTTGATTTTGAACTTGCTGCTGTTGTGGCAGATCACGAGAACCCGATGGACATTCCAGAAGGCCGCTGGATTGATATTCGTCTGCATGAAGAACCTAAACCAGAGCCTGAAGAGCTTTTGAGTGAAACACCAGTGGATTTCCAGCCTACTAACTTATCTCAGGCAGTTGCTGCAGCCATGAATGGCGTGGAACCGCCAGAAATCTCAGACACAGACGAAACACTTTAATAACCCGCTTAAAAAGCGGGTTTTTTATTGCCTAAATTTTGGAGAACCATAAATGAGTTCAGGCGCAAAAATTCGATTATATGCTTGTGAAGAAGCAGTTTTAGGAACAACTCCAGCAAACCCGATCTGGTACACAGTTCGCCGTGTAAGTGATGGTTTATCTGAAAATGTTTCTACTGAAGAAAGCAGTGAAGTGGTTGATTCACGTTTTAGACAAGGTGGGGTAGTTACTGAAGCAGAAGTAGCAGGTCAGTTAGAGTTTGAATTATCACTTGGAACATTTGATCTAATCCTAAGTGCTTTAGCCTTCAATAATTGGGCGGGTAACGCTTTAAGTTTTGGTGGTACGGTACGTAAGTCATTAACGCTGGTTAAAGTTTTCGAAGATGTTGGCCAAGTCTTTATTTATCGTGGAGTACAGGTTAATTCTGGTGAAATTACTATCCAGACCACGGGGAAAATCACTGGTAATTTTGGTCTGGTTGGTAGTTCATTTACTCGACAACAAGTCAACCCAGTTATTAATCCAGTCTCAGCTTCAACACGACCGCTTGTCAGCATGCCTAATGTTGAAAACTTACTGGTAAATAGTCAATCAATCCAAGGTAAAGCTTGTCTTCAATCTTTAACGATTAACTTTAATAACAACCTTGAAGCAATCCGTTGTATCGGTTCGGGTAAGTACACACCAGAGTTTTATTTAGAGAAGATGATGGATATCGAAGCAAATGCTTCATTCATGTTCTCGGCCACAGCTGCTGGTTGGATTGATGCAATCAAAACCCGTGATGTGTTTACACTGACCTTCGACATCAGAGACAGCAAAGGAAGTAAATATTCGTTCAACTTCCCGCAATTGGAAGTCATGGAAGCCAATCACCCGGATGGTGGTGGTGATGACATCATTACTGTAGATATCAACTTTGCCCAAGTTCGTACAGCGCCAACAATTGTACGTGCTCTTGTTTAATCAGCTCATTCAGTAACAAAGCCTATGGAACCCCATGGGCTTTTTTATTTCTAAAATTTCAGAGGTAGTTATGGCTTTAAAAGTTGGAATTATTAAAAGCTCGGACGTATCAAAATGGTGTGAATACAAGGGGGCTGATGGCGAAGTACAGGCAGAGTTCAAAGTCCGTGGTATTGCCTATAAACCTTTTCAGGTAGCGATTGAACGGGCAGGAAACCAGATCTCGTCTAAAGGCTATGATGTGATGGTCAAAGATGAAAATGCCAAGCTTTACCATGAATTGTTAATGGATGCGTGTGCTGCCCATTTAATAGAAGACTGGAAAGGTGTGGTATTTGCCGAAGTAGTGGATGGTAAAACGGTCGAGACCGAAAAGCCATATACACCTGAGAATGCCTCAAAGCTTCTTAATCTTGGTGATATTGGTATTTCGATCTGGTTATTCATTAAAGAACAGGCTCAGAAGATTCAGGAAGAAGCCGACAAGGACAAGGCTTTAATTCTGGGAAAGTCATCGAGCTCTACAAATACCAAAAAACGTATGCGTCGAAAACGCCGCACGAAATCGAGCAAATCAAGTTCTTAGGTGGCCGTATTCCGGATCCGCCAGAATATTCGTATGCGGCTGACTCTATTCTTTCGGCATTTAGTACTATTGCCAGATACAGACGGTATGAGCAGGGCATCCCGTTATCTTTAGATCAGCAGGCAATCAATGTCTATGCAGAGCATAATGATTTACCAGTAGCTGCTCATATCTTTAATGACTGTATTTTTGCATTGGATAACTTGTTTTTAGATGAAGCCCATAAAAAAATAAATTCCAAGTCCTCAAAAAAGTAACCCTAGAGTTATTTACATATAATAACTCTAGGGTTATTATTATCTCATCAAGTTAATAAGGGATTGGTGTGAAAAGTCTGGATTTAATCAAAATGATTGAAGCAGATGGTTGGTATGAGGTTAGGGTTTCAGGAAGTCATCATCACTTTAAACACCCAACCAAAAAGGGGTTAGTTACAATCCCACATCCTAAAAAGGATTTACCAAACGGAACTGTTAAAAGCATTTTGAAACAAGCGGGTCTAAATTGACCCGCTGTTTCCCGACTTTAAATACTATATCCCTTACAACTAATCATAACGCAGTGGGCGATATGTTTATGCCAAGGGCATGGAGTGTTGAGATGTTATATCCAATTGCAATTGAACGAGGATCAGATACTGAGGCATTTGGTGTCACTGTTCCTGATATTCCAGGTTGTTTTAGTGCTGGTGACACACTTGAAGAAGCTATTGAGAATGTTAAAGAAGCTATTTCAGGCCATTTAGAAATATTGGCTGAAGATGGTGAGGAAATCCCATTAGCTTCCGAACTAGTTAAATTTGTCGATGATCCTGAATATAAAGGAATGATCTGGGCGGTTACCGAAGTTGATGTTAGTCGTTATCTGGGTAAACCAGAAAAAATCAATGTTACTTTACCAAGCCGTTTGATTCGTAAAATTGATGAGAATGTAGGTAAAGGTAAGAGATATACTACTCGATCGGCTTTCTTGGCTGCTGGTGCTGAAAAACTTTTACATGCATAGCCTGATTTAAAAGACCACCTTCGGGTGGTCTTGCTTTATGTGACATTTAGTAACCAGTTTGTTAAAGTTAGTACACTTTATAACAAACGGTGAAATTCATGAAAAAAATATTGGCTGCGGGTTTAATTGGTCTTGGGTTGGTGGGGTGCGCTACTCCAGCCTATAATTATCAAGCTATACCTAAAAATATAAGCAAACCGCCAATTGGATCAGTTAATAAAGCATTTGTAGGGGATCAAATGCTTGAACAGGGAATGGTGGTTGATCGTGAAGTTCTAAACGTCCCTGAAAATATTAAAATTAGTTTTGCTTATTCACTTACTTCAGGCATTTACTTAAAAACAGGCAAAAATGAAAAAGGGCAATATTTTCAGCCATTCAACACTGTCAGTGGTGGGGGGATGGTTCAGAAAAACCCTTTAGCTGACCCATTTAAAGTAGTTATGTTAGATACTGAAGGTAAGCTCTGTGTAGTAACAGTATTTAATGCAAAAAACTGTACTGATAAACATCAAGCTACTATGAAGACAGTAGCAATTGCATCAGATAATTCCTTCCAACAAACATTAATTTATAGTGGAAAATTTGGAAATAAAATTAATGTCGGGTACCGTGAATTCTCAAGTAATCAAGCACGTCCTGCATTCAATAATGATGTTGAATATGATTTAAGCCAATCTAAGCAAATAGGTTATAAAGGTGCTTTATTGGAAGTAATTGATGCCACTAATCAAGATATTACTTACAAAGTTTTGAAGAACTTTAACAAGGTAGATTAAGATGAGTGCATCACAATATAAACCAATGAGAGAAAGTGAAGTTTGTAATGCTATCGGGTGGGTGTTAATAGCTCTTGGCTTTATCGCAGGTTTTTTATTTATTCTTGCATTTGGTCGAATTGAAGTAGCTTCTTACTATGGTAAAGAAACGGTTTGGTCTGGAGTTATGATAGCAACAGGAATCGGAATTATATTTAATGGATTCCTTGCAGGCTACTTATTTCAAAAAGTAGCTAGTATTCTTCGTTACCATGAGAATAAATAATATCTTGCATAAGCACCCTAGGATGCTTTTTAAAATTGGTTTAACTACCCTGCTTGGTAATTATATTTAACTTAAAAAGAACTACCCACTCATTGAGTGGGTTTTTTATTGCCTAGAGGAAAGTAAAATGGCACAAGAATCCCGTTTGGTCATTGTTATTGATTCGCAAAATGCTGAACGTAATGCGCGTAATCTAGGCAATGAACTTGTTAGCATTGAACGTAAAGGTGAGTTTGCATCTAAGTCTATGGACAGCTTATCTGTAGCTACTAGAGCTTTAGCAGGACACATGGCTGGCCTAGTAACGGTGGGTGCAGCTATATCTAAAATGGACACTTATACAGGCCTTCAGAACCGTCTAAAGCTCGTTACTAATAATCAGGCTGAATTGAATAAAGCGACTGAAGATACATTCCAGATCGCACAAAAAACCTATTCAGCATGGGATTCTGTTCTACAGGTCTACCAGCGTTTTAGTGATAATGCCAAAACTTTAAACCTCACAATGGATGACACAGCACGTTTAACTGAAACAGTTTCTAAAGCTGTTGCAATTAGTGGTGCAAGCGCAGAAGCTGCTGATGCAGCTTTAGTCCAATTTGGGCAGGCACTGGCGAGCGGAACTCTCAGAGGTGAAGAGCTGAACTCCGTTATGGAGCAAACACCAGCACTTGCAAAAGCGATCGCACAAGGGATGGGCATTACTGTAGGTCAACTTCGTTCAGTTGCTGCTGAAGGGAAGATTACTTCAAAAGAAATCGTTAAGGCCCTTAAAAATGTTCAAGATGACGTTGATGCTCTTTTTGCAAAAACCGATATCACTATTGGACAGTCTTTGACGCTGCTCAACAACGAGATTACTAAATTTGTTGGCGAATCTGGAAAGGGGTCAGGCGCAGCAGAAGTATTGTCAGGTTCTATTAAAACGCTAGCTGGCAACTTAGATGTTTTAACATCTGCAATGATGGTTGGTGGCGCATACTGGCTTGGAACTTATATTCCTGCAATTTATGCATCAGGTGTAGCAGTAGCCGCAAAGACTAAAGAATTAGCTGCACAAACAATAACGCAATATGCTGCAATTCAGGCAGAACGAGCTTCTGCTGCTCAACAAGTAATTAGCACTCAAGCTGTTGTTGCAAATACCCAAGCAACTTTAGCTGCTATTGCGGCTGAGAAAGCTCTAGAAGTACAGCGCCTTAAATCTCAAATCACTGAGAAAGGGCGAACAGCCACAATTACCCGAATGGCTGAGCTTAAGAAGATTGAGGCCCAAGTCACAAGAGAATTGGCAGTAGCGGAAGGCGCACTGGCAACTGCTCAGGCTAGATCTGCAGCAGCTGGTGCAGCTAGTGTAGGGATTGGATCACGTCTTTTAGGTTTACTTGGTGGGCCTGTTGGTATTGGTATTACTGTAGCCAGCCTAGCCGCAGGCTATCTGTTAATGCGAGACACCACAGCAGAAGCTAATAAAAAGCTTGAAGAACAGGCACGCGTAGCAGAAAAAACTGATGAAGCATTAAAGAAATTAGCTGGCAATGATAAGACTAAGGCTGTCAATGATTTAACGGATGCATTTAATGCACAAAACGAGGCATTAAAGAAATCATCTCTTACTGTAGGTTCAGCATTAATTGATATCGAGAACTATGCACGAGGAAATAGGGAGGTTGAAAAAATTTCCCAAGATGCAAGAACTGGGACTATCAGCTATACAGAAGCTATTGAGCGCTTAAATAAAATTAAGTTGCCTACAGAACTATATGAAAATCTTAAAAAGCAAGCTGCCCAATATGATCAAAATTCAGTTAAAGCAGCTCAATCTGCTGACAAGTTAAAAATCTTCGGTGTTGAAGTAACTTTAACCGGTAATAAAGCTCAGAATGCAGCAGCTCAGCATCAACAGCAAGCGGATGCTTTGGGGAATACTGCTAGTGAGGCTGAAAAGGCAACAAAGGCTTTACAAGATTATCAAGCGAAGCAAAAAGATAGTGTTATTGATTCAATCTATAAATCAGGATGGCTTGATAAAGGTTACACCGTTGCTCAAGCTAATGCCATTTTAGAATTGCAAAAAGCAAAAGGAATGAGCGCAATTTTGTCTAAAGATGAAATTGATAGCGCACTTAGAAATCTCAAGATCATCGAAGAACAACAGGAGCGAGAAGATAAATTAACTGAAGCTAAAAGAAAGCAGACGCAGGAAATTGAAAAACAAGCAAAACTTACTAAACGCTTGGTCGGTATTTCCGGTCAATCCGGTATTGGTACTGGTCCACATCTTGACGTCCGATATGGTGGCTCATTGTCAGGTCAGAAAGTTTCTAATGAACATCTGGCTCGATTACAGGCGGGAGGAAAACCTTTAACTTCCTACAAGATCAGTTCTAATTATGGTCCACGAAAAGCCCCAACTAAAGGGGCTTCTTCATTTCATAAAGGTATTGATTTTTCAATGCCTGAAGGAACACCAATCACGACCAATGTTGCTGTGAAAGATATCAAGACATGGTATGACAGCAAGGGAGGTGGTTATGTCAGTGAAGTGATCTTTGAGGATGGAGTGTCTCTTAAGCTTCTACATCAATCTCCCAAGATGCAGAGCAAGGTGAAAGGCGGTGCGAGTAAGGGCAGTGATAAGGCAGCTGGTGACATTCAGTCTCAACTAGAACGTCAACTAGATGCTCAGCGTTCACTAGAAAATGAAGTAGCCACTGAAGTTCAGCGCATCCAGAATAATTTACAAGTTAGATTGGAAGATGTTGATAAGGCTGGGTTCTCACCAGAACGAACAGCTGAAATTAAGGCAGAATTACAGCGCCGTGCTGATAATGATGTGGCTATTGCCAAACAAGCAATTAGAAGCAAACTGGAAGACTATAAGGAGTTCCAGAAAACCGAGGAGCAGTTACTTGAGGAGAGCTTTAACCGTAAAAAGTTCAATGCAGCTCATGACATTGAATTAAGTAAGTCTGAGCAGAAGCAAGCCGTTGAATTGCTGGAACAGCAAAAACAGCAAGAGTTAGGGTTATTAAAACTAGCTCAGGAACAGCGTTTATTTCAGGCACGTTTATCATTGCTTTCGGAAACGCAAGCCATGCAGGAACGTTACAGACTCGAACGGGAGGAAATTCTTAAGAATACCAAGCTTTCTATAGAAGAGCGGCAAAAGCTAATCGCATTATCTAAAGCCAATCAGGATAAAGAGACACGCGATAAAGTGAATAATGCTGCTCAAAACTGGGGTGGCATTCAGGCTGATATGAATGGTACCAGCGAGTTCTTCAGACAGGATCAAGAGCGGTTTAGTCGTCTAAATGCTGCAAATGATTTAGCAGATAGTCAGTATGCTGCTACTGATCTTGATGAAAAAAATGGGTTAGATAATCTAAATGCACAAATGGAAGCAGGGCTCATTAAGCAACAGGATTTCGAAAACCGGAAAACAGCTATCATTCAAGCTGCTCAAGATCAACGTAATCAGATTGCTGCCGAATATGCTCAGAATGCTCAGGATATTGAAGATAAGTATCAACAAGATCGTCTGAATACCATAATTGCTTTTGGTGGGAACATGATGGGTTCACTCACATCGATGTTTGGTTCAATGTTTGGTGAGCAATCGAAAGCATATAAGATTATGTTCGCTGCAGATAAAGCATATGCGATTGCAGCTGCAGGTATTGCCATTCAGCAAAATATTGCAGCAGCTTCAAAAGTAGGTTTTCCTCTTAATTTACCGTTGATTGCTGGGGCGGTTGCTCAAGGCGCTAGCATTATTGCAAACATCCGTGCAATCAAAGATCAAGGCTTTGCTGACGGTGGTTACACTGGTCGAGGTGGGAAATATGAAGTTGCTGGAGCTGTGCACAAAGGTGAGATTGTTTGGTCCCAAGAAGACATTAAAAGATGGGGCGGTGTTGGTTTAGTTGAGAAAATGCGTAAGAGTGCAAACCCTGAAGCTTTTCTCAATAACAATGCCTCGGCAGATAGTGTCATGCGCCGTGCATTGATGAGTTCTAATGCCTTTATAGAAAGCCAAAAGCAAGCTGACATCTTTAATCAACCGGTTCAAGATACTCAGATTATCTATAAAGGTAATAGAGACACACCTAAGTTGGCGTCTTCGGCAAATTCTGACTTATTCCATGATGGCAAGGTCTACTTCTCATCCAGTGGTTTAGTTCAGGATCGTTCAAATCTGGATGATGTTCAAGACTTCACGATGGGTAAAGCTGCTCGACCTCAAGCTGAGATTTTGCCTTCAATTGAACCTTCTACACCTACTATCAATTTCAAAATTGAAGTGATTAATCAGGTGAGTGGGGCGACAGTTGAAGCCGAACAACTGGATGAGCAAACAGTCCGGATCATTGTAAAAGATGAACTGGATAAGCAGCTTCCAAGAACGGTGCCGAAGCTTGTAAGTGATCAAATTGGTAATCCAAACTCAACTATTAGTCGGTCTTTGACTGAGAATACGACAGCAAGACGGAATCGATAGTTTTAGATTCCCCCTTATAGAAGGAAGAGATGTTAATGGAATGTAACTAAAACATTTTAAAGATAACGGTATAAGGAGGAAAAATTAAAGTTGCACTTATAGAAGAGAGAAATGTTAATGGAGCGTAACAGATACCTTTTAAAGTAACAGGTATAAGGAGAGATAAATTTAACATTGTACTTATAGAGTGGAGTGGAAAGTTAATGGAAGGTAATAGCTAATTTTTAAAGAGGTGGGTATAAGGAGGATAATTTAACGCTACCCTTATAGAAGGGCAAGAGATGTTGACACCTTAAACCTACATCTACTTCTAAAACCCATTGATATACGCTGAATTATCAGGAGACTTTCCCTTGGGAGATTCTAGGCAGCCAATTTATAAAAGTCTTCGGCCATTTGATTTGGTGTCTTAAAACCCAAACCCTTTTGAATTCTTCGATGATTATAAAATAACTCAATGTATTTTATAATATCTGCTTTGGCTTCTTCTCTGGTTTGATAGTTGTAATGATGCACTAACTCATTTTTCAGTATTCCCCAAAAGCTTTCAATCGGTGCATTATCGTAACAGTCTCCGCGCTTGCTCATTGAACCTTGAAAACCATATTGCTCAAGTATATTTCGATATTCATGGCTGCAATATTGACTTCCTCTGTCTGAATGCACAATCAGTTCTTTGGTTGGTTTTTGATTGTGAATAGCCATATTTAGCGCATTACAAACAAGCTGTGTTGTCATGCGCTCATTTAAGCTATAGCCAACCACTTGCTTCGTGTAAAGGTCTTTTACCGCTGCTAAGTACAGCCATCCTTCAACAGTCCATATGTACGTAATATCACTTGACCATGCTTGATTTGGTCTAGTCATTGAGAATTGTTGCTCCAGCAGGTTTTCATAGATCGCTCGATTATGGTCACTATTCGTAGTCCTTTTAAAACGCTTGTGTCGCTTACAATACAGGTGGTTCAGCGCTTTTATCTGACGTACAGCGTACATACTCATTTTTATACCCTGAGCTTGTAAGTATTTGGTTAATCGAATATAACCATAGCTCTGCTTGTCTCCTCATGGGCTATTTTCACCAATATCGTCTGTTGATTTCGTTGAATCGTTCTTTTGCTCACGCCTCTCTTGAGCCAATCATAAAAACATGAAACTGAAACATGAAGTAATCGAGCCATTAAGGTAATTGGAAAAGAATATCTTTTTTGTTTCATATAGGCGTACCTTACTGACTTTCTTTGGCAAAGTACGCTGCTGCCTTTTTTAAAAATTCACGTTCCATTTCAGCTATTTTGAGCTGTTGTTTGAGTTTTTTATTTTCTTCGAGTAGAGCGTTTAGATCAGGTGAATACTGTTTTGTACCTGCTAAAGTTCCAGCCTTTGCTTTGGTATTCCAATTTGAAAGAGTTTGCATTGAAATGCTAAGTTGTCTGGCTGTTTCCGAGACATTGCCTTGATTGGCTTCAATTAATTTGATGGCTTCAGCTTTAAATTCTGTGGTGTAAGTCTTGTGTTTCTTGCTCATGGTAAAC